CGCGTAACTCGCCGCGTAACTCGCCGCGTAACTCGCCGCGTAACTCGCCGCGTAACTCGCCGCGTCACTCGCCGCTCTCGCCGCGTCACTCGCCGCGTAACTCGCCGCGTCACTCGCCGCGTAACTCGCCGCGTCACTCGCCGCTCTCGCCGCTCTCGCCGCGTCACTCGATTTTTCTGTTTCACAACGTATGGCGGCGGCTTCTAGGGCTTCTTTATGCTTAATATCAGAATGAATACTAGCGGCATGACGTAAAGCACTAGGAACGGTTTTAGAGATAGTAACTTCGATTAGGCGTTTAATAAATTCTGCTTTGTCAAAGTTATCTTTAGTTCCTAGCTGTAACACTGCAAGCCGCACCATGCCCTTAGCTCGGGCTTGGTTGGTTGACCAATTAGAATCGTTCAAGCCTATCTTTACAGAACGAATAGCAGGGGATACGCAAGGCGGTTTATCCCCATGCGGCAAACCCATTGCAAAACATACAGCGGCTTCAACACACATTTCCCCTGCCTTTGGCTCACCTACACCCTTACATAGCCCTACACTTACAGTATCCACAACCTTTTGTGCTATAGCCTTTGTAATTTTTTTCATGCTTTTCCCCTATGTGACAATGTTAAGTATACGCGCCGAATTGCCCTTGGTACGCTCATATTCAGCCCTATATACCGCTGCGTCATGCGTCCAGTACTCGCCTATGATAAGATCATCCCGCATGACTTGGAACGCGCCTGTCTTATGCGGCCCTGCATAGCGGTTAAAGTGGACTGTAACCATTTTATTTACCCTCTAAAGAAGCTCTGACAAACCGCTGCATGTCAAAACGCTCATTGGTTGCGATTAATGCATCTGCAAAGTGCGCGGCTACTTGTGACTTTCTAGGATTAGCAGGTAATTGCATAATCACTTTAGCGATTAGTTCAAAATCTTTCTTAGTCATTTTGCACCTCTTTCTTTTATAGTACCATGTTTGCGTTGTAATTTAGTTGCGTTCTTTCACAATAAAATACGCGCCATTCTTTTCAGTGTATGCGTCTTGCGCTATAGCTTCTTCTTTGGTTACTTCCATGAACGCGCCTAGCTCTTGTACGCGCCCGTCAGAATATTGCAATCTAGCAGGCCGCGCATTGCCTTGCAGCGCTCCTAACAGTAATACGCTTTCCTGCTTGTCTAGTATACCTAAAGAGCGTACCTTATACCCTGCCGGAACAATATAGCTTTGCTCATTCATGCCTTTGTAACGCCCATTGACGGACAGGAATGGCACTAGGTGCTTATTAAGCAGGTTAATAGTATCTTCGGCGGGTAAATCACTAGCAAAGATCATATATTGTTTATCGTGTTCTGGATGTAAGTCTATCATGTTGCACCTTTTTGTTTTAAATATTGCTTTGCAAATTCTATTTGGTTGTCTGGAAATTTGCCTGTCGCTTCAAAGTATTCTACTTGCCCGATAACTTCACACTCTATAAGGTCTTTAAACTCAGGTGCTTGGCGTTGTTGTTCTTCCATAACCGCACGTTCTCCTTTAGCGTCAAAAGCATGTTGCCCCGTGATATGTATAAGGTCATGCCATGCGCGGAATTTAAAATTAACCATTTCATTCCCGAATATGGTGTTTTCGCTTGCGCCCGTCCACACCATAACAATCCCAGTCCTGTTATAGTAGTTAGTAATCTTTTCTAAGCTGTCACAGTCGCGGGATTCGGCGGTTAACTCAATGTTTATACTCTTTGCAATTTGTTCTACCTTGGCATTAAATGCGGGGTTTAAAGCTGTCATGTTTTTATCCTCCATACTTTCAGAATATCATAGAAAGGTTAAGAATTTATTAATCCCGCGTCGATTAACGCTTGCGCTGTTCTTCCATAGTGGCCTTGCAATGTCCAAGCTGAACCGTCATTAACCATTTCTTGAAACATAGCAATAGTATTTTCTTCGTCAAGTTCCCCTTGTTCATAGGCGATAATCAGTCCAATGTCAACCATGTTGTTTACTCCCTGTTAAAAACTACGTCAAGTATACGCTGATATTTTTCATATTCTAATCCGGTCAAAGTAACTAAGTCTTGTGTCTTTTTATTAAGTATTTGCATCTGTTTTTCTTCTACGTGCCATACTACGTTATGTAAACCATTGTCTAATTCCATATTCATTCTCCCTTGTAATAGCGTTGAAACACGTGCTCACCGTTAATAACCTTAAACTCCGCAATCACGTAACCAAGCGTATGGTGTTCTACAAATACCTCTTGTTCCCCTCCGTGGGATAGTTCCAGCCGGGCGTTAGGCAGGTCTGAGGACGCTTCCATAAAGGTTTTGTATACTTTAACCATCTTATACCCTCCGTTGTTCATAGGCGCGTTGCATCTGCGCCGCATGGGACTTGCTTACCGCCGCGCCAACCCATGTCCCGCAGAACCGTACTACGTACATGGCCTTGGCAACACCGCAGAACTCTTTAGTTATACTGTAACGCTTGTCCATGTTGCACCCCTTATACTTCCAGAATACCAAACAAAGGTTAAGGAAGGGTTAACAGGCGTGTAATAATCTTGCGTATTACAAAGTTTGGAATGTTTGGCAAAGTTCAGACAAAAGTTTAGGCGTTATATTTAATGATTACATAGAGTTAGGCCAAAGTTCAGAAGTTTGACGCATATAGGCAGATATACCGAAAACTATCGTTGAGGTCAAAACCCTCCAAACTTCCAAACTTTCATCTCTATATCTCTATATCTCTTTATATCTCTATGATATATATAGATAAAGTATAGTAAGAGTTTACATAATAGTCGTCAAACTTTCGTCAAACATTGGCAAACATTGTCTAACATTGCATTTTATGTAAGTTGTATGGATGTGTATACAATATAGTAAGTTTAAGGAAATGCTTATGAGACTAATCTAGTGTAGCTGTACGTCTAGGGGTACGTGTCCCAACCCTACGCGCTCCGCAATGCCAGCCTGCGTTATGATATCTGCAACGCCTATTGCCTGCGCTTGGGTATGCGCGGCATAACCCTGCGCCTTGTCTGCGCTTTGCGTTGCAGCGTCCTTCGATGTAGCCGTAACGTGTGCTGAACGGGTCAATTTTCATATCTTGAACTTGGGAAATGCCCTGCGGCCTTGGTTAGGGGGAAATAATATTAGCCCTTGACCGTAAAACTGCGATAAAATTTCAAAATCTTTATATAAAATTGTATACATATTCATTGCTCCATAATTTATTATACCACACCTTGTATTTGTTACAAAATACTGTTAAGATTAAGAAATGGAGGTGTGCCAATGAACAAACTAGAAAAACGTAAAGTACAGCTAATGGTTGAACGGGTAGTATCCGCAGCAAGCGTATTCCCCGAAGGCTCTAAGGAGCGCGTAGTGCTAGACAGCGTTATCGCGGGCTTGAAGATGCTCATGGATGGGGGGTTGGCTTGAACCCAGAAGAACTAGTAGCTGGATGGAAGCGGGACCATGCCAAGTACAATGGGGATAGGGGTATACCGGATACTATTTGCGCCGTGAAGGTTGTTAGACCGCCGGAGTTAGACAACTACTTGTTTGTCGGGGTTGAATACGTCGGAGACTACGTTGTGTTCAAAGGGTTCCGCGAAAAGGTAGTAGATGACTTAGAAGCATACTTACGGGAGTTTATAGGATGATTCCGCATGAATGGCTAGTTCTGGACAGCGAACAGATACACAAGGTCAAGTATGTGCCTAACAAGCACGACCTGCGCGGGGACGTTCTTGTGGAGTTCCGCACTGGCAAGCAGTACAGGTTTAAGGATGTACAGGCGCATAAGATCGAGCGTGTAGTACACGCAAGCAGCCCCGGTACAGTTTTCCATGAAATTATTCGCGGGCAACATGATAGCGAGGCGTATAGTGAGTAGTGAAACAAAGACCGTAGAGATACCAGTCCCAGAGGATAAGCGTGTAGGCGACCGGACGATGCTACTCCAGACCGATAAGGGCACGGGTGAGCAGCGAATTATCGTGGGGTATAAGCTACATGACAAATAAGATTTACGGAGGCGACGAGGAAGAAGTAGCGCAGCCCAAGGCGTATATGGATAGCGCTATGCCGCATGACGTTGATGGGCAGCGGCTTGCCATATTGCAGAAGTTCCACGAAGACAGGCGCTTGGCGCACGACTACTTGTTCGCGTCCCGCAGGAAGAACAAGACCCCTGAGTGCCACGCGGATATCCTGAGCTTGTTGTACTGTGATGACCAGTTCGCGCTGGCAGAAGCGTTCCGAGGTGCGGCGAAGTCTACGCTTGCGGAAGAATACGCGATATTGTCCGTGCTATTCAAGGACTTCACATTCCCGATTATCGTGGGTAACACCTATGACCGCGCTTGCGAGCGCCTTGCGACGATTAAGCATGAGTTGGAAACAAACGAAGAACTGATTGAGTTATTCGGCAATCAAGTTGGGCCTGTATGGTCGGCTGATACAATCATTCTAGCGAACGGGGCGCGGATGCAGGCCTTTGGCGCTAGGCAGTCCTTGCGCGGCGCTAAGACCAAGCAGAACGACCGCCCTGACTTGGCTATCGTGGACGACTTGGAAGATGAAGATAATGTGGCGACTGAGGCGGCAAGACACAAGACCCGCAGGTGGTTTGACGGCTCCCTAGTCCCTGCGCTTGTGCCTACAGGTAAGATACGCATGGTTGGTACGCCATTGCACCCTAAGAGCCTGTTAGAAGAAAAGCGCAATTCCGAGCAGTGGAAGTCCTTGGTAGTGCCTATATCCTACACCGACATAAAGGGCAATGAAGTGCCTGCGTGGCCAGATAGGTTCCCAATGAAGTGGGTATATGAGCGCAAGAAGAACTTTACTGAGGCGGGAGCCATAACCGAGTATGAACAGGAGTACATGTGCCGTGCGGAAGACAAAGCGAGCAAGCCGTTCCAAGAAAGCATGTTCCGGCACGGAGCCATACCCATTGGGTACTATGCGACCGAGATCATGGTGGACCCAGCTAGAACAGTTAACGCCAAAACAAGTGCAAGGACTGGTTACGCTGTATGGGCATGGGCCGGGCAAAAGCTCTATGTCCGAGAAGCGTTCGGCGCGTTTCACAAGCCGGATGAAATCATACAGGAAATCTTCCGACTGAATGAGAAATACAATCCAGTAACCATAGGAGTTGAGGCAGATGGCCTTGAAGAATTCATTATGCAGCCGCTTAGAAATGAGCAGGTTAAAAGAGGTATATCTATACCACTATCGCCACAACGCGCTCCCAAGGATAAAAATAGCTTCATATCAGGGCTGCAACCTTTTTATACAGTGGGGGATGTGGTTCATATAGATAATTGCAAAGACTTGGAGAATGAGCTTAGGAACTTTCCCACAGGACGCTGCGACGTACCCAACGCCTTGGCTTATGCTATGAAGATGCGCGTTGGCAAACCCGTGTATGAGGATTTCGGACAACAGCATATAGCGGAGGTACTGGAGATCAACCGCAGGTCGAAGCGGTACTTGGTTGTGTCGGCCACGCCGTCGATGACCGCAGCCGCTATGGTGCAGTTTAGGGATGGTAACGTATATGTTACCAATGACTGGATGCGTAACGAGCCCGCGCAGGAAGCCCTGCCGATCATCTTGCAGGAGGCCACTCTGCTTGGTGGGGAGTACGCCGTTGTTGCACCAACTGAACAATTTGACAAGTATACCAACAACGGCATACCCGCCGTTATGCGCGGCAAGTCCATAAAGGCTTTGCGGGGGCATTTGGCTAAACAGTCTATCGGGTGTTTGGCGGGCAGGCTTAAGATAACCAACAAGGGGTTGCAGGCTTTCAAGGTATCTATGGAGGCTAGGTGGGTTGTTAATGCAATGTCAAGGGGTTACGCTAGGAAATTACGCTCTGATGGTAGTTATGAGGATTTTCCCGAGAAAAATCAATACGCTCTGGTTATGGAAGCCATAGAAAGTTTTGCGGGTTATATAAACAGTGGTATGATAGAAGGTGAAGACGAATTAACCCGATCTGTCACCAACGGGGGGCGTGTTTACGTTTCTACGCTCCCAAATAAAGGAAATTAACATGGCTTATGGCAAAGACAACTCCGGCAAAGGTAAAGCGGGCGTTCCTACAGGTATGGGTGATAAAGCTACCCCGTCAGGATACAAAGTTTCCGGTAATAAAAATACAGGGATGCAAAACCCCGTTAAAAAATCTTAATCTTTTTGGAGGTGCGCTAAATGGTGATAGTTGTACGATTGCTTTTGGCGGTACTGGGCATAGTCGCTGTTTTCCAAGTAGGACACTTCTTCGGCGCAACGCATGTCCGACAAGAGATGTACACTAGATGCCAAGAGGCGCATATCCCAGCCCTAACATGTTACCAATACGTGAGTGAGCTTTAATGGCCGATAAACCTAAAGAAGAATCTAAAAAGTCCGAGTCAGACATTCCAGAGTGTGAAGAGCGTACTAAGCAGTGGATGGACGACGAGAAAGTTAAAAAGCAATTAGAAGATATTTATTCTAATGTTGTTTCCGGCTTTGATGATAAGGCCGACCAAAATGATGTTGTGGCTCGCGCTTGGGATATTTATAACTGCCAGCTAAACGAAAATCAGATGTACGAAGGGGATAGCCAAGTCTATCTCCCGATTGTCCATGATTCTGTAGAAGCAAGAGTGACAAGATTTAGCAATAGCATATTCCCGCAGACGGGGCGCTATAGCGACGTTCTTAGCAGCGATACCAAAGTCCCATATGAAACGATGGCAATACTCGACCACTATGTTGAACAGTGTGGTATGCGGGATTCTGTTGTGCCGAGCCTTATGCGGGCGGGCGATATCTCTGGGCAGTATTCGTTATTTGTTAGTTGGCTAAAGAGGACGCGCCATGCCATCAAAAAAAGTCAAACACCTTCGATTGGTAACGAACTCGGAGGACTTCAAGATGCCGAGACAATCGAAGACATTGCTATGGAGACAGTTGAAGACAGCCGCCCTGATGTTATGGTTCTTGATGCTCGGGATTTGCTTATACTGCCTGCATCTATTGATGATATTGAAGACGCTGATGTTGTAGCGATTGCTCTGCGCTTGTCGAAGGGCAAGATTCAAGAGATGATTGATAATGAAGATATCGACGAAGAAGCCGGAGAAAAACTTATAGAGAACATGTCCTCGCATGACCGAGACAGACAGCCGAACTCCGACAAGAAAGCGCTGAACGCCGCCGGAGTTAAGACCGATGCCAAAGGCGCGAAGACCGCGCTCGTCTACATGGTGTGGACTAAACTCAAGATTGGCGGCAAGCGTCGCCGCTGCGTATGCTATCTTGCAGGTGCTAATGACATTCTCTCTGTAAAGCGCAACCCGTATTGGAGCGACCGCATCCCAGTTATCACGCAGGCGGCATTAAAGACCAATGGCTCCATATGGGGCAAGAGCCGCGTTATTGTTGTTGAGCAAGCGCAGTACGCCGCCAACGATGCGTTCAACATGGGGCAGGATAGTATCAAGTATAGCCTTATGCCCGTGACTTGCGTTGACCCCGAGAAATTCGCCAAGGTGTCCAGTGTGGTCATGACGATGGGCGCACTGTGGCTTGGCGACCCGAGCGCTATAAAGATCATAGAGTTTCCGAATAAATGGCCGGACGCGGAGCGCGTGGTGCAAGAGTGCCGCAGTCAAATCATGCAGTCACTCGGCACTAATCCCGCTATGCTGCCGATGGGCGCGGGCGGCAAGAAGCCGACGCAGGCGCAGATTTCACAAGAACAACAAGTTGCGTTGGAAGCGACCGCCGACGTTGTAACAATACTAGAAACTTCTATTTTAAATAATTTGCTTCGGTGGTTCTATGAAATGGATTATCAATTCCGCGATAAGGATATTCTTGTTCGTCGCTTTGGTCCGGTTGGTATGCAAGCGGAAATGCAGAAAGTACCGCCTGTAGGTGTCGATACGCACTATGTATTTAAATGGTATGGCACGGAAGGCCAGAAGTCGGCGCAGCAAATCCAGCAAATGATTTCCCTGCTCAACGTCATGAAACAGATGCCGCTCGATATGCTCAATGGCCGGAAGATAGACGCGGGTCCGATCATCGAAGCTGCCGCCCTATCCACATTCGGGCCGCGTATCGCTCCAAAGGTCCTTATTGACCAGTCGCACCAGTTAACTATATCTCCCGAGCAAGAGAATACCATGCTACTGGAGGGGTTCCATGTGGATACTTCCCCCGCAGACAACCATCCCGCGCATATCCTGTCTCATAGGCAGGCAGCGCTCATGACTAGAGACCCGACAGGCGTATTCCGGCTCCATATGGCCAAACACGAAGCCGACATGGCCGGAGCCGCCCAAGGCGCAGCCCCCGCAGCGGGCGGTCCACGCCCCGGCGGGCAGGCACAAGCCCCTACCGGAGCCCAAGCCCCCGCTGGAGCCGTGCACCAAGACCAAATGCAGGGCGCTATGCCGAGGGAAAGAGGCCAACAATAAAAAATTGGACAAATTTTATCAAAGTGCTACTATTGAGTTAGGTGCATCGAGTGACGGACGTAATTCGTTAATCGGGTTGTAATCGTATAATTACTGGAAGGAAGCATAAAATGAGTGGAGAAGGTGAAGATTCCCTACTGGATAGTCTTACTGCGTCTGTAGAAGCAGAAAAAGCCGAAAATGCGGCTAAAGACGCGCCAAAAGATGAAGTTTCTGAGGAAACTAAGGGCGAAGAAGATAACGAGGAAGTTAAAGCTGATGCTGATATTGACGAAAATGCTGATACTGATGGCGAGCACGATGATATTCCTGCGAAACCGACAAAACGCAGCGCAGCAGATGAAATTAGAAAGCTTAAAGCCGAGCGCAACGAAGAACGCGCCGAACGGGAGAAGTTAATTGCGGAACGCGCTACATACGCAGCCCAACTTGAGCACCTTCGGCAGCAAAAAGATGCCGAAAAGAGCGCCGCTGACCGAAAAGCAGAAGAAGACCGCCTTGCCCTGCTTGACCCAACTGAACGCGCCGCATATAGCGCAGATAAACGCGCTCAACAGCTTGAGCACCGCCTCAATCTCATGCAAATGCAGATGCAAGACAATACAGACAAAGCTATTTTTCGGGCAAAAGCTGCACATGACCCGCTTGTTGCAAAATATGCTGAACAAGTCGAGCAAATGCTGCAAGATGATGTTAAAAAAGGATTTTCGGCTCCGCGAGACACTTATTTGCAAATCCTCGTTGGAAAAGCCGTTATTGAGAATTCTGCCAAGGAGCTTTCAAAAAAGAAAGCAGCCGCGAGCAAACGAATTGACACTGTTACAGGCAAATCAGCTAGTGCAAGAGGCGACGTAGCAGGGTCAAAAAAAGGCTCGTCCGAAGAAGATAGACTTCGCGGGCAGCTAATTTAAGTTGGGGGCATGGTGTCTCCAATACAACATCTAAGGAGCCAACACTATGTCTCTTGTTAATCCATCATCTAACTTTTCTGCGGATATTAGTAATTATATCCAAAAGAAAGTACAACCGTTGGTTCAGCGCCAACTGGTCGCCTATCAATTTGGCGATCAACTGCGCTTGCCAAAACAACGCGGTACAACTTATACCGCTTCTCGTTATGACCGTATCCCTCTGCCATTTGCCCCTCTGTCCGAAGGCGTACCGCCTGTAGGCGAGGCGCTTTCTCTGGCGCAGGTATCGGCTACCGCCCAACAGTGGGGAGATATCGTTACTATCCCCGACGTAGGCGATATGACGATTGAACACCCCTTGTTCCAAGTCGCTATTGGCCTGACAGCTATGCAGCAAATGGAAACCGTAGAACGCAATACCATGAACTCTCTCATGGCGGGTTCTCAGGTTAACTTTGTTAACTCTCGCGGCTCTCGCGCATCTCTGCAAGCAGGCGACGTTCTTAACCCGCATGAAATCAACCGTATGGTTGGCGCTCTCCGCACTATCGGCGCTCCTGAGTATCTCGGCCAAATGGAAGAAGATGCTAAGATTCAAGCTGGTAAACCTTCTAAGGCTTCGGCTAATCCCGCAGGCCATTCGCACTATGTTGCTCTGATTCACCCTCTGGTAGAACAAGATATGCGCGAAAATTCTCAGGTCGTTACAGCTTGGTCATACAGCGATATCTATCGCCTGTATAACAATGAGCTGGGCGAGTGGGGCGGCGTTCGCTTCTGCCGTAGCAACATGATTCCAAGCTTTACGGGCGTAGCAAGCGTTTCAGCTTCTCCTGTAACAAGCGGCGGTTCTCTGGCTGATGCAACCTACTACGTAAAAGTCACTGGTTCTGATGCTACGACACAGTATGAAAATACGATCTATCAAGTATCAGGCGCAGTAACGATCTCTGGCGGTTCGGGCAATGGCTCCATCACTCTGACAACTCCGGCCACGACTGGCCTGACGTACAGCGTGTATGTATCCACAGCTACGACCACGCTTACTCTCGGTCGCGCTGTAGTTGGTCCTACAACGGGTCCGATGGCTGGTCAAGCAGTACAAATCGCTCCGAATACTGCCGTAACGATTACGTCAATCGGTTTGGCTCAAACGCCTCCGGCGGCTCCTGCTACGGGTATTACAGTATTTCCGACCTTCGTTATCGGTCGCAATGCTTATGGTATCGTTATGCTGGATGATGTTAAGTTCACCTACCTGAAAACGGCAGAAAAACTTGACCCACTCAACCAGTTGCGTATTGTTGGCTGGAAACTGATGTATGGTACAATTATTCTTAACCAAAACTTCTTTGGGCGTATCGAGTCTAGCTCGGCGTTCACGGCAACGTTCGGTTAAGGGACACGGGAGAGTATGGGCGCACCCCCGTACTCTCCCACCTCTTTTTAAGGTGTGTTAAAGGAGAGCTACAATGAGTGAAGATAAAGTTACAAGCGCAGATTTTCTTTCCCAAGAGGAAAAAGAAAAGATACAGGCGCAAGTAAAGAAGGAACTAGATGCTGAAAATCTTAAAAAAATTAAAGATGATTACAAAGCGCAGCTTATTTCCGAAGCTAAAACAGCGGCTCGTAAAGCGCTGCTTAAAGATGCTAAAGAAGGCGAAGACGAGAATGGACTTGTTCCTGTCTTTATTGACTTGCCCCTAGTTTCGGAATGTATCCGTCTGGACGGCGTAGCGTACTACCCCGGCAGAACTTACAATGTTACAGTCGCAGTCCGTGAAATCATGCTTGAGATCATGGGTCGTGGACAGTCACATGAAAACGAAATCAGCGGCAAGACGGCGAAAGAAAAAGCCGAGCAAAACCGCAGATACTTGAAAAACAAAATCTAAACAACAAGAGGTGCAAAAATGACGAACGCAGTACAAAAAGAAGAAGTTGGATACGCTTGGAACTACGTTGCTGATATGGGTAACGGGAAACAATTCTCTCTAAGCGGTAATTTTCCTAAAGGCGTAAGTAAGGCCGATATGGATAGCGCGGTAGATATGATTTCTTCCGTGTTCAATAGGCAGCAAGCAAAAGCCGCAGCACAAGGCGCTGGCGACGAGATTAGCCAACTTGAACTGCGTTTGAGTTCCGCTATCGAAGACCTGCAACGAATCAACGAAAAGGCTGATGCTAAAAATGGCCTGAGCGCACAAGAGCGCCAGCAAAAAGAAGCGGCCATTGCTCACGTTGAAAAGATGCAAAAAGATATCGACTATAAAAAAGGGGTGCTACAAAAATTGAAGGACGAAGCAAAATAAGGCTTCGGCACTCCTATGTCACTTACTAGCGCCGAGATTATTACCCGCGCCTGCTCCATAGCTAAAGCCCCCGGCTATCGGGTGCAGGCGGGGCAATATCTTAATCTGGTCTTGGCCTCTTTATGCCAAACTTATGACTTTGATTATATAAAAAAGACTCAAACCATAACTTTTAATAACTCCTTTAGCTACGCGCTTAATTCTGACCATCTTCGGACTAAAGAAGTTTTTTATAGTGTGAACGGAGATATATTCTATCTATTCCAAATTCCTATAGAAACATATCATACTCTGTTTATCGGGCCGGGTGTTTCTAATTACCCAAATAAATTTGCAACGGATGTGTCAACTTCTCCGAATATCTTATTGCCCTACCCACCTCCTTCAATCTCGCAGGATGTGACCGTTAATTACTATCCGCAGATGCCAGATATTACTACCCCAGAGTCGTCTAGCACGGTTCCTTGGTTTAATAATCAAGAATACTTAATTACTAAAGTAGCCGCGAGCCTGATGCTAGAAACTGACGACGACAGGCAGCAGGTGTTTGATGCTCGCGCTGAAAAGATATTAAGTGGTGTTCTGGATATGGAAGACGACAAAGAAGGTTTTGCGCCCACGATCAAGCTTAGCCGCGAACGCTTCCGCACTGGGCAGAACCAAAATCCAAATAAAGCATTTCCGTTAGGATAACAACATGGCTGGAAGAAATTTACAGCCGCTACGATTCAATCCCAGAAGCGTAGTTGATGCGCTCGATGGCGGGCAAGTTGCTGAGGGCGGGTTGCGTACCGCCACGAATCTTATTTTTGACCCCTCCAACCCCTTCACATTCCAGTGTCGCCCTGCCGCTATAAAGACATTTGACTTTACCGGAATATCTGGCGCGGGTGCAGTATCAGTCTCTTTTATTGTCGGTGACATATGCTACGGCATGATAAAATCTAGCGCGGTGTCCACATACGACCAGCCCTTTGCATATAATTTAGTTACCAATGCCCTCGTTACTGTATCCGGCACGCAAAATGCGTCTACGCTGCCTTTGACGCAGCCTATATCTGGCGCATGGACACCCCCGACGATGGATTTAGTCGGAGTACTGCTTTATGTTACGCACCCCGGATTTATTGGCGGCGCAAGCGCCTTCTTCGGGTGGTTCGATACAACGAATCCGGCGGCTCCGGTGTGGCACGCAGGGAACACGGGGACTAACCCATTACCGTCTGTTCCCACGGCAGTTAAGCAGTTTAACAACCGCGCTTGGTTCGCGTTAGGGAATACCCTAGCATTTACAGACGCGCTTACAACGAATATATCTGATGCGACACACTTTTTGACGATGGAGCATATAACCACGATAATTGCGCTTGAAACGCAGGCATTAGCGACACAAGTGCAGGGTGCGATACAATCGCTCGCGGTATTCGGCAGAGCTGCTATTACTCTTATTACTGGGGATGATGCTCTCGGGAACTTAGCTACGAACACCATTAGCACGGACGTAGGGACTAGTTCCCCTAGGGCTGTAGCATCTACTCCCAAGGGGATAATGTTTAGGGCCGATGACGGTATAAGAACTATTTTGCCGTCGGGGGGTTTGAGTGACCCAAATATGGATTTAAAAGACCCGTTTATATACTCAGTAGTTCCATCTAGGGACTCCGCAGCGTATAACAATAATATATATCGTATTACAGTACAGAATGGGCATACATTAGGGAATCAATACCAAGAATACTGGTTTGATGTGCGTATGAATGGCTGGACGGGACCGCACACCTTTGTGCAGGATATGGCCGTCCCTTATTTGGGAACGTTTATTGCATTTAGAAGTATCTACGCCCCCGCGCTGTATACCTCGGATGTTGTCCAAAGTAGCTCGTCTACATTTACTGAAAATGGGCAGCAATTATCTTTCATTTATAGAACTGCCCCGCTATCGGACATGGGCTCGCTCTATGAAAATGCCGCCACCATTTCTGTAATAGACATGCTTGTACCGCAAATGGCGCAGACGTATATATGCACGGCCATAGACTCAAATGACGGGACTTTGTCCCAAGCCTCTATCTCTTTCAATGGTACTGGCGGCCTATGGAACGGCTCATCATTCGGCCCCGGTGTGTGGATTCCCCTTACTTTTGGTCTTGAGCGATATAATATTCAATGGGATAAACCACTAGTGTTTAGCCGTTTAGTTTTCCAAATAACGGGAGTATGTGTAGGCACACTAAAAATTGGGAAATTAATGGTCGCGTACCAGCCCACTAAATACCCAAGCATGACTGTACAGCAAGTACCGCTGCCTTATGTGTCGGGGGCGCTTGTCCCATCAGGAAATCCGTTCTTCGTAGACCTTTTCTTTCCGGGTACGCCTCCGCTTGTCGCTACTGCTAACCCCGTCTATACTTTCCCGCAGGCGGTAAAAATCCTATGTCCGTCCATCACGGTGGGGCAGGCTACGTTTACGGGAAGTT